GGAGCAAGGCGGCGACCTCGAGGAGCTGATGCGCGCACGCCGGCAGGAGCTGGACGATGCCGAGCAGCTGGACCTGAAGTTCGACACCGACCCGAGCGCCGATGTGGTGCCGGCCGGTAACGCAGCAGTGGCTGACGATAATGGGACAGACAACCCGGACACCACCGATGGATCTATCGCGTGACCTTGAAGGGCAACTGTTGAAACGCTCGGAGGTTGCTGACTTCACGGTCAGCGAAGATGAGCGGTCGATTGAGTTCCCCTTCTCGAGCGAGTTTCCCGTCGCTCGCTACTTCGGCAACGAAGTGCTGCAGCACGATGAGCGCAGCGCTGACCTTTCGCGTCTGAATGACTCGGCGCCACTGCTGTTCAACCACGATCCGAACAAGGTGATCGGCGTGGTGGAGCGCGCCTGGATCGACGGCAAGAAGAAGCGTGGCTATGCCACGGTGAAGTTCAGCCGTAACGCCTTCGCGCAGGAAGTGCTCGCGGATGTACGCGACGGCGTGCTGCGTAATGTGAGCTTCGGCTACGCGATCAACGACATGGAGCAACGCGGCAGCGGTGATTTCGTCGCTACCAGCTGGGCTCCCTACGAGATCAGCGTGGTTAGCATACCTGCAGACCCCACTGTGGGTGTGGGTCGGTCTCTTGAGACCGATCCTGCGGCCCCAGCCGCATCACCAACCCCCGAAACAGAACCTGAGGTTCCGATGGAAAACACCCCCGACATCTCGGCGGTGCGGGCTGAAGCGGCTGCTGAGGCTGCCAAAGCTGAGCGCGCCCGCATCTCCGGCATCACTGCTCTGACCGAAAAGCACGGCATGGCTGATCTCGGCCGCCAGCTGATCGAGGGTGGCCGCAGCCTCGATGAGGCTCGCGCTGCTGTGCTCGAGAAGATCGGCGCCAAGGTTGAGCCCGTGGCGGAGAAGGCCTCCGACATCGGCATGACCGACAAGGAAGTGCGCAGCTTCTCCTTCCAGCGCGCCATCAACGCTCTCGCCAACCCTCAGGATCGCAAGCTGTGGGAAGCCGCCGCTTTCGAGCGTGAGTGCTCTGAGGCTGCTGCCGCCAAGGCTGGCAAGTCCGCACAGGGCATCATGGTGCCCAACGAGGTGCTGCGCCGCGACCTGACCGTGGCCTCTGCTGCTTCGGCTGGTGATCTGGTCGGCACCGACTTCCGCCCCGGCTCCTTCATCGAGCTGCTGCGCAACCGCTCCGCCCTTGCTAGTCTGGGCGTCGGCTCCCTGACCGGCCTTTCCGGCAACGTGGCGATCCCCCGCCAGACCGGCGCTGCCACCGCCTACTGGGTGGCTGAGTCCGGTGCTCCCACCGAGAGCAACCAGACCGTCGATCAGGTGAACCTGAGCCCCAAGACCGTGGGCGCCTTCACCGACTACAGCCGCCGTCTGATGCTGCAGTCCAGCATTGACGTTGAGCAGATGATCCGCCAGGATCTCGCCACCGTGCTGGCACTTGAGATCGACCGCGTGGGTCTCTACGGCCTGGGCAACACCAACCAGCCGCTGGGCATCAAGCTCACCACCGGCATTAACACCGTCAACTTCGGTGCTGCCACCCCCACCTATGCCGAGGTGGTGGACATGGAGAGCCAGATCGCTGCCGACAACGCCGACATCGGCGCCATGGCCTACCTGATGAACGCCTCCATGCGCGGCGCTCTGAAGACAAAGGACAAGGGCACCGACACCGGCGCCTACGTGTTCGAGCCCGGCGGCACCGTGAACGGCTACAACGCCGTGGTGTCCAACCAGGTGGCCTCCGGCGACATCTTCTTCGCCGTGTGGAGCCAGCTGATCATGGCGATGTGGTCTGGTCTGGATCTCACCGTGGATCCCTACACCCACAGCACCAGCGGCACCGTGCGCGTGGTGGCTCTGCAGGATGTGGACTTCGCCGTTCGTCATCCCGAGGCCTTCTGCCGCGGCGCTGATACCCTCTGATCTGAAGGAGGCAGGGCGGCTTAACGGCCGCCCTTTTTCGCAATGAAGATCAGGATCCTGCGCGACACTGTTGCTGGTGGTGAGCCGGTCAAGGCCGGCGATGTGGTGGAGGCTTCCGAGGCTGACATCCGCTACCTGGTGGCAGTGAAGAAGGCGGAGCGGGCACCAGAGCCCGAGCCCGCACCTGAGCCTGTGGAGGCTCCCAAACGCAAACCCCGCACCAAGGTGACCACCGATGGCGATCTACCAGCAGACGATTGAGAAGCTGCAGCACTTCCCGCTGCACCCCGTTGGTGAAGAGACCGCGACCTTCACCGGCGCAACCACCAACATCGCCGACCTGAAGGATTTTGACGGCGAGATCCAGATCATCCTCGACGCTGGCGCTGCTGCCGCTTCCGGCACCATGACCGGCAAGATCCAGCACAGCGACACCACCACCTCGAACGACTTCACTGACGTGACAGGCGGCGGTTTCACTGCTGTGGCACAGGCTGCCAGCAAGCAGGTGAAGACCCTGAACCGCGATGAGCTGAAGCGCTACGTGCGTTTCGTCGGCACCATCGCCTCCAGCGGCACCACCACCTACTCCGTCAACGGCTACGGCCTGAAGAAGTACGGCTGATGGCGTTCACCGAGGATCTAAACGGGTTCCTCGACGACTTCGGCGTCAGCTGCACGGCTGGCGCCGTTTCGGCGTTGGGCATCCTCGACATGCCGAGCCAGATCATCTCTGGCGACATGGTGCTGAGCACTGACTACACGCTGACCGCGCGTGCGGCCGATTTCGGCGGCCTGTTCTACGGCGATGCGATCACCGTCGATGGCACGGCCTATCAGGTGCGCGAGGTGCGCAAGCTGGACGATGGCGCGTTCGTTGAGATCGGCCTGACCAAGCTCGCGGCCGGAGAGGTGGCACCCGGCGGCCAGCCCAACAACAAACAGGAGTTTGGACTGGCGGATCTCGCCGATGTGGAGATCGCCAACGCGCAATCCGGCGATGTGCTGATCAACAACGGCACCGCATGGGTGGACGCTGCCAACATCGATGAGGGTGCCTACTGATGGCCAGCAAGCGCGAGTCGATCCTGGCTGCAGTCCGCACAGCGTTGACGGGCACCACGGGTGTTTCCAACCGGATCTACCGCAGCCGCGTGGAGCCGGTGAGCCGTGCGGAAAGTCCGGCGCTGGTGGTGGAGCCGCTCAGCGACACAGCGGCGCAGAACACGGCGCTGCCGACCCTCGACTGGTCGATGATCGTGCGCATCACCGTGATCGTTCGCGGTGTGGTGCCTGATCAGCTCGCCGATCCGATCATCCAGAGTCTGCACAGTCGGCTGATGGCTGACCTGACGCTCGGCGGCTACGCGATCGATGTGCAGCCGATCGGTGTGACCTTTAACTTCACAGAAGCGGACGGCGCAGCTGGAGAAATCCAGTGCGACTATCGTGTGATGTATCGAACCTCCGTCACAAATCTGGCGAGCTGATCATGGCTACGATGGTCGATGAATACTGGGGTCAAGGCGGGACATACCTGCTGGACTCCAAAACCGGCAAACGGAAGCTCATTGAGCGGACAGAGCCGGCCAATTCCTCCGAACCCCCCGAAGAGGTAACGAGCAATGCCGCTCCTGAGCCGCAAGCGCCTGATCCTGGCGAAGACTGAGACCACCTACGGGACTGATCCCACCCCGACCGGTGCGGCGAACGCCATCCTGGTGCGGAACCTCGAGATCACCCCGCTGCAGGCTGATACCGTTACCCGCGACCTGATCCGGCCGTATCTGGGCAACAGCGATCAGCTGCTGGCGCAGACCCGCGTTGAGGTGACCTTTGAGGTGGAACTGGCCGGCTCCGGCACCGCCGGCACTGCGCCCGCCTACGGCCCGGTGCTGAAGGCCTGCGGCCTCTCCGAGACCGTTGCCGCTAGCACCAGCGTCACCTACGCGCCGGTGAGCGCGAGCTTCAGCTCGGTGACGATCTACTTCCACAACGACGGCATCCGCCACAAGGTGACCGGCTGCCGCGGCACCTTTGAGCTCAACGCCGAGGTGGGGCAGATCCCGGTGATCTCCTTCACCATGACGGGCATCTACAACGCGCCCACCGATGAGGCGCTGCCCAGCCCCACCTATGCCAACCAGTCGGCACCGCTGATCTTCAAGAACGGCAACACCTCCAACTTCTCCATCTTCAGCTACAGCGGCTGCCTGCAGTCCCTGAGCTTCCAGATGGCGAACGAGGTGGTCTACCGCGAGCTGGTGGGCTGCACGAAGGAATCGCTGATCGTGAACCGCGCACCGGCTGGTGATGTGGTGATCGAGGCGCCCAGCATCGCCACGAAAGACTTTTTCGCGATCGCGACGGGCTCGAGCACTGGCTCGATCAGCTTCCAGCACGGCGGCACGGCCGGCAACATCGTGACCTTCACGACGGCTCAGTCCGACATTGCCAACCCCAGCTACTCTGACCAGGACGGCATCCAGATGCTGAACCTGCCCTACGTTGCGGTGCCCACCAGCGCCGGCAACGATGAGCTGAGCCTGGTCTACACCTGATCCACGGAGCTACTGCATGGCATTTGTTCTCGCTCAGACTGAGAGCTACAGCTGGCCGGTCACTGTCGAATTTCCGATCGATGGTGGCCGGTTCGAGAAACAATCCTTCGATGCAGTCTTCAAGCGGCTGCCACAGCAGCGCATCCGCGAGATCTGGGACCTGATCCAGGCCGGCGATCTCAACGATGACGAGCTGTGCGCCGAGGTGCTGACCGGCTGGAAGGGCATCCAAGACGCCAAGGGTGAGGAGGTGCGCTTCAGCGAGAAGGCCAAGGCCGACCTGCTGAACGTGCCTCTGGTCGCCGCGGCCGTGGTGACGGCATGGCTCGAGAGCCTGGCGAAGGGCAAACGAAAAAACTGACCGAGGCCGCCGAGCACTGGGCCGGCGGCGGCGTCGTTGATGAGTCACAGGATGATGCAGCTGCGTTCGGGCTCGAACTGCCCGAACAGGCGTCATCCGAAGACTTTGAGGTATGGCCTGAGAACTGGGATGCGGTGCTGATGTTCCTGCGCATCTCAACGCAGTGGCGCACATCGATGCGCGGGCCGATCGGGCTCGATTACGGCGCTCTGGAGTGGCTCTTTAGACTGTACGAAGTGACGGAGCCGCGCTCCCTCCTGGAGGATCTGCAGGTCATGGAAGGCGCGGCACTGACAGCGATGGCAAAGGAGGGTTGATCGATGGCGATGACCCTCGACACGGCGATCAAGTTCACCGCCAAGCTGGAAGGGCAGGGGCTTGACCAGCTGAAGCGCGGCCTGCAGGGCATGGCGCAGCAGGCCAACCGCTCGAGCAAGGATCTCGATCGGCTCTACGCAGCGAACAAGAAGCTGGCGCAGGCGGCTGGGCAGTCGATCAACTCCCTAAACCGTCAGGTGACGGTGCTCACCAACCTGCGCAATGAAGCGGCGCTCGGCAGCCGGCAGTTCAAGTTTTACAGCGCGGAGCTGGAGAAGCTGCAGCGGCAGCAGGCGCGGATCGACAGCGCTGGTTCTGCGCAGGGAGGCTTTCTTGGCGCGCTGGGCGGTATCCGAGGAGGCCTAGCGGGCGTTGCTGCTCTAGTCGGTACTGCCGGGCTTTCGCAGATCGCCGGAGGCATTGCGACCGCATCGATGGAGGCAGAGAACGCCACGGTGCGGCTGAAAGCACTCACCAGCACTTACGGCGAATACAACCAAGCGCAGCAGATCGCTGCGAAGATCGCAAGCACGCTTCGGATCACCAACACTGAGGCCACCGACAGCTTCTCCAAGCTCTACGCCGGTCTGAGGCCTACAGGCGTGGGACTGAAGGAGCTTGAGCAGATCTTCGTTGGTTTCAACGTTGCGGCGCGTGTGAGCGGCGCCACGGCAGAAGAAACGCGCAACGCAATGATCCAGCTAAAGCAATCGCTGGTTTCTGGCGTTGCTCAGGGCGATGAGCTGCGTTCGATCCTTGAGCAGGCGCCTGCGCTCGGCCAAGCGGTGGCCGATCAACTGAGCAAGCTGGGCACGTTCGGCAAGGTGACTCGCAGCCAGCTGAAAGAGCTGGGATCCGAGGGCAAGATCACCACTGATGTGTTGATTGAGGCGCTGAAGCAGCTGGGCGACACGGAGCTGCCAAAGCTTGAGGCGTCGTTCAACACGGGATCGCAGGCCGTCACCGATCTGCAGAACGCCGTCAACAAGCTGCAGGTGGCGCTGGGCAATGCTTTCGGACCGATCGCGCTCGATCTGATCAGGGGCTTCACGACGCTGGTGAACGGGGCTGCTGACGCGATGGAGCGGTTCAACACCAGCCGCATGGATCGTGGCCAGCAGATTGCCACCAACGAGCAGGCGTTCAGGAACGCTGCCAAGAAGATTTACGGCGACGAGACGATGGGAGGCTTGATCAGCTTCCTGAACTCGGAATTTCGTGCGCAGTACGAACAGGAGCGCCAGCGGTTGATTGCTGGCGCTCAGAAAGGTCCGGCGCTGCCTGAAGGCTCAGGCGACACGCGCGAGGCACGCGAAGCCGCAGCGGCAGAGCGCGAGGCAACACGGGCCGCAGCGCGCAAGAAGGCGCTGGAAGACGAGCTGAAGATCCGCCAGGACGCAGAGGAGAAGCTGGCGGATGCGGCGCAGCGCAACGCCGAGCAGATCGCCGACTTCCAGCGCGAGACGATCAAGCGGGCAATGGAGCTCGAGCGTGATCTCGCCGATGAGCGGCTGAAGATCGAGCGGCAGATCGCCGACACGCGCACCAAGCTGCAGCAGACGCTGGAGGATCGCGCGCTCGAGGCCGAGCGGCAGCGACTGGCAGCTGCTGGGCTCTCCACCGAGGGCATCGAGACCGCCAAGGAGGTGAAGGAAATCTTCCGCCGCTATGACGAGCAGCGGATTGAGAACGAGCGCGGCGCCGTCGATGCGCAGACCGATCTGCAGCGTCGGCTGGAGGAGTTCAAGATCAGCGTGGCCGAGGGCATCGGCAAGCTGCAGGAGGCCTACGCGCGCCAGGTGAGCACGATCCTGCAGGACGCAGGCGAGAAGCTGGCCGAGAAGATGAAGACCGGAGCTGCCGAGGCTGCTGCCACGCTCGGCGGCGCAGGTGGTGCTGGTGGTGCGCTAGGGCCGAACCGGCTGATCCCCGGATCTGTCGGCCGCGGCCAGCTGAACGCCGGCCAGCTGAAGGCGCTCGCGCTGGCAGCCGGCTTCAACGACCGCGATGCGTCGATCATGGCGGCCATCGCCATGGCCGAATCTGGCGGGCGCAGCAACGCGCACAACAACAACGCAGCCACCGGAGACAACAGCTACGGCCTGTGGCAGGTCAACATGCTCGGACGCATGGGACCGCAGCGGCGGCAGGCGTTCGGCATCGGCAGCAATGAGGCGCTGTTCGATCCGGCGGTGAACGCCAGCGCCGCGCGCAAGGTATTCGAGAGCCAGGGCTTCGGCGCGTGGTCGGTGTTCAAGTCCGGCGCCTACAGGCAGTTCCTGCCGCAGGCCATGCGTGCCAGCGCCACTCCGATGGCGCCTGCGCTGCCGCCGGCAACCGCCCCGGCGATGGCTGGCGTGACGCAGGCCGGTGCCAACCTCAGCGCCGCGCAGGGTGCGCTCAGCAAACAGCAGCAACTGGCAAACGAGCAGCAGACCATCGCGGCGCTGGAGCAGAAGTACGGCGCGATCACCGATGCGCTCAGCCGCCAGCAGGAAGCGGCCAGCAACAAGCTGCGCGATGAGGTGCGCTACTTCGAGCTGCTGAAGCAGGGCATCAGCCCCGAGATCGCCAAGCAGCGGGTGGAGCTGGAGGCAACGGCCGCGATCGAGCAGGAGAAGCTGCTGGCGATGGAGGCCGAGCTGCAGGCGAAGATCGCCACGCTGCCGGTGGACAGCGCGCTGCGCCAGGAGCTCGAGAAGCAGGTGCAGGCGATCAAGGACCGGCTGAACCTGCAGGGGCAGCTGGTGAACAAGACGCTCGAGCTGGCGGATGCCGAGAGGCAAGCCCGCGAGGAGCGCGAGAAGAGTGAGCAGCGCGCCGCTGAGATCAAGGAGCTCTACAGCAACATCAAGGGCACGATCGCGGAGGGCATCATCGGCGGTATCGAGGCCACCATCGAGGCGGCGATGACCGGCGCCGAAGACCTTGAGGATCAGCTGAAGCAGATCGCAGCCGGCGTGCTGAAGCAGATCGGCAGCGCGCTGCTGCGCTTCGGCCTCAACTCGCTGTTCCCCGGCTTTGGCTTCGCCAACGGCGGCATCATGACCTCCAGCGGACCTGCACCGCTGAAGAAGTATTCCCAAGGCGGCATTGCCAACCGGCCGCAGCTGGCGCTCTACGGCGAAGGCAGTAAGCCCGAGGCCTACGTGCCGCTGCCTGATGGGCGCCGCATCCCTGTGGCGCTGCAGGGGCAGGACAAGATGCGCGAGGCTATGGGTGCAGGGCCGACGCAGGGCATGGGCGCCCCGGTGCTGAACATGAGCTTCCAGAGCACCAACATCGGCGGCGTCGAATACGTCAGCCGCGATCAGCTGGAGGCTGCCATGGCCGAAACCCGGCGCGCTGCATCCCGCGACGGTGCAAAGCGTGGGATGACCATGACGCTCGATAAACTGCAGCAGAGCCCGTCCACCCGAACCCGTGTGGGGCTGCGCTGATGGCTGAGCAGTTCCCCCGGATCAAGCCGACCACCCGAGCCTTCAAGCTCGGTACCTTCCCGGTGAAGACCTACCGGGCACTGTCGGGTGCGACCGTGAAACGCGCCTTCGGCAGCCGCCCCAGCGGATTTGAGCTGCAGCTCGGTTTCGACAACATCCCGGACGCCACCACTGAGCAGCTGCTGGCGCACTACAACGGATCCAGCGGTGGCTTCGATCGCTTTACCCTGCCGGCTGACCTGTTCGCCGGCATGACCACCACGCTGCGCGGCTACATCCAGGCACCGACCAGCATCCGCTGGGAGTATGCCGGGCCGCCCGAGGTGCAGTCGGTCTACACCGGCCGCAGCCGCGTCTCGATCACCCTCATCGGAGAGCTCGACTTCTGATGGCCGAGATCCGCATCTGCCAGTTCTTCAAGCTGCAGACGACCGATGGCGTCACGCACCGCTACCAGAACTACTTCGTGGCGCAGACCGCCATCCTGCAGAGCGAGAGCTACTTCTTCGCGCCATTTCGCGCTGAGGGTGCGCTGGCCACGCTGAACGGCGAGAACGCGCAGCTGCAGGTGCTGTTCCCCCATGTGGACTTCGCGCTGGTGCTGGTGGAGAGCGGCAACGGCAACCGGCTGAGCGAGCTGACGCTCACCACCGCTTGGCTGAACGCTGCCGGCACGATCACCAACACCGCCACCGACTACTACATCGGCCTCGGCGCCAGCTTCAGCGAGACCACCATCGAGCTGCGCTTCCGCTCAGCGATCGACAGCGTTGGCTCCAGCT